GTGGCTTTCCCGGATGAGGGGGATATACTCGACGACACGGACGCCGAGACGCGGACCGTTCGCGTCGGCCTTTTCGGGGACGTGTATGCCTACATGCGGAAAGACGGTAAGGTGTATGAGTTTCGAGACGACGAGGAAGGCTACAGGGATTTCGAATTCGCCGTCGGGGACTACTTGGTGATTTCTCTTCGCCGCATTCCCGATAGATTTCTCACCGATCGAGTCCGAGAGCTGAAAAAGCACAGTCGCGACTTCTTTTTGCTCGCAAGGGAGAGATGATGCAGCCTACGCAGCAACCGGCTTTAGACGAGTTTCTGTCGACGGTAGACGCGATTGCTGGAGGAGACCACTCCCCGGACACGCTGCAAAAGATGTGCGTTCTGTGTTCGCCTGACTATGAGCCCACGCGCGAAGACAAGGTTCGATTGGGTGGCGAAGCGATTGTCCTAAAAGTATCAAATACTGTGCTTGATCGCGCAGAAGTATTAAAAATACCCCGACGCGCACTGGTCGAGAATAAGAGGCTTCTGGCACGGTATTTTCGGGGAATGCAACTGCAAAGCCGTGTCCACCGCTACGTTCGCGCCGGAGTCCCAGAAGTGTACGCAGCACGATATAATGCCCCGTTTGTCAGCATGGAGTGGATTCGCGGGCTGGCACTACTCCGCTTCCTCGAGCAAGCGGGCCAGCGAGAGTCCGCCCGGTTTTTTGTTAGCATCTTGGACTTGGTAGCCAGCCTGCATGATCGAATGGTGATTCATCGGGATCTTACACCCTCTAATATACTCGTGGGGGTGGATCCTGTAACGGAAGCTCTTTGCCCTTACCTTTTGGATTTCGGCCTCGCAAAGCGCGTGCAAGGCGAATCAACGCTTACGGGAATTGGAGCAAAGCTGGGGACGAACGGCTGGGCGAGTCCGGACCAGCTCGATGATGCCGCGCGTGCTGATTTCCTGGACGACGTGTACACGGCGGGGCGTTTGCTCTACGTGATGGCTACTTATGCCACGACAAAAGCCTGTCCGCGGAAAGATCGCGATTATGACGAGCGGCTTTTACCTGGGGAGTGGCTTCCAATTTTTCAGGCGGCGACCGCTCCACGAGAGGCTCGCTACCAATCTATCAGGGAGCTTCGGGCTGCCGTCGCTCGTGTCGTGGGGATCGAGGACGTAAGTATTGTTAGGGTGCCCGACCCCATTTCGGTTTTCTCAGAAGATCTACGGTCGACCAGAAAGATTCGGAAAGTTTCGCCCCCTCCCGAGAGTACGGAAGGGGATGACCTCGTAGACCTTTTCGTAAAAGCGGTAAGGTCTGCAATTTATAACTCGTAGGAGGGACGGCAAGTGACGATAGGAAATTACGGTTTGGAATTTACTTTCACCAATGAAACGGACGGGATCGTGTCCGCCAATCAGCTCGGGATCCCCGGCCTGGCCCCGGGAGAGACGGTAACGATTTATGAAAACAAGTTGCGCCCGGGGCATTTCGGCATGGTCGATGGGGGGAAACTCTCGGTGTCTCCGGAGCTTCCCCCCGACCTCGTGACGCGCGCGGCGTCGCTGAACTGGCAGGACTCGGAGTGGAGGAAACTCCTCGAGATGCTGGCCGCCAGCAAAGACAGCCTGGCTTTCGCTTCGGACGCACCGGCCACCGCCGACGTCGACGCCGAAGTCGAGGTGGAGCTTTTCCTGCTCGACGCGGCGGGAGTACCGATCCTGCTCGACTCCGAAGAGGAAGTGGACATCAGCGTGGACACCGGGCTGATCGTGGACGTGTCCGGTTACGTGTCCGGAGACTTGAACGACGTCGGGCCGATTCGCGCGAAGTGCGCGTCCGGGCTTATCACGATCACCGTGACCGACGACGCGGCCGAAGCGCAAACGATTTCGCTCGCAAACCCGTCGACCGCCGGACTGACCGTCACCGACACGCACGTCGTAACTTACAGTTAATAGGGAGCGCGGGATGATGACGATTTCCGTCAAGGGGGCCGTGCAGGTAAAAAACGAGCAGGGGCGCGTCGAATACTCGGAGCTGCTGGCGAAGGATTTTTCTGTTGCTGAACACTATATTCGGCATTTGAAAATAGCCGCCGGCTCCATAGACGCCAACCTGGACTTGGGCGGGGTGAGCGACATCACTTTCGCCCTGATCCTCTCTGATCTGCCCGTGGCCCCGAAAATAAACGGAGCCCTGTCGGCTCTCCCGGCCGGAAACATGTTTGTTTTCAGCGGATCGACGGGAAGCTACATCACAGACATTAAGCTGTCGAACGCGGCCGGCACGGACGCTAACTTGCGCGTTATTTTGGGGTAATGCCATGAGTAGCAGCTTGACATATTACTACTACCTACAGGCCTTCCCGTACCCCCGCGCGGGATCGTATCCTCGGAGACCGCGAGACGAGGCGTTCGAGGAGAAAGTGGATCGTCCAATGTCCCCCAGCGCCAGAATGATAAATGAGAATTTGGCGACGACCAAGGGGGCTATGCTGTGGTGGTATTGGGGGCTCGGTGCTTATCCGTACCCGACCGCCGGGCAATACAACAAGAAGAAAAAAAAGAAGCGAAAGGGGATAAGCCCATGGGACTCGCTAACGTAAAAGTGGGGGGCTTCGCGTTCAAGGCGGACGTGGAGTTCAACGCGGACCCGCGCCAGAATATCGCATACATCTTGAAGATTTTGGGCGAGCCGGCGAGCAAGCTGTATCCGTCAGTGCCTTCGAACTCAGCCCCCCCTCCCGGACGCGGTTTGCAGTTCGACGTCCGCCCGGAGAGTGGGGACCCGATTCCCGGCGGCGTGGGCTTGCGCGCTGTCGGAATTCGCGAAGTCGTTACGGCTCCGCCGGGGGCGCTGGGGATTAACGATCCTTTCCCGGAGGATTACGGGACCCTCGAGGTTTTCGATCCGAACGACTCGGGCTACGAAGCCCCGTATCCTAATGACAGGTTTCCTTCAACCCCTCCGGAGCTTCCGGAAAAGACGTTTCCGTAAGGGGGGAATTTGCTCGAGACAAAGATTTTTCCACCGAAAGATGCGGAGGCCTATGACTTCCATCGCGAGGCGTACTCGCCTTTTGTCAAGGTCTCTCTGCCTGGGGGCGGCGATGAGTACTCGTTGCTGTGGGAAGAGTTCGTCTCGTGGTTTCGTCGCGTGTGCCCGGCCTATTGGCCGCGCGATCGCGCGCAAACATATCTTTTCAACTTTCGAAAGTTGCGGTTTTTCCTTGAGACTCAGGATTTTATACCGCTGTAAAGGAGAAAAATCATGCCTACCGGAATGGTTCGCGACTTGAAAATCATCCCGTCGCGTAAAGAGAACGGGAATGTCGACATCACCACGCCGCACGGAGACGAGATGGACGCCGTCTTCTCGGGCACTCCGGCCGCCGCCGCCGAATATCTCGTGGACAACCACGGGTTGACATTGCAGGCGGCTCAGGAGTGGATAGCCCGGGCGCGTGAGGTTCGAGGCATCACGAAAGGCGTGGGATACACGCAGGTACACCCCGCCGTAGGCCTCGGCTAACGGCGGCGGCGTGATGACTACGACAACGCCGAAATGGTTTCTCTACGACTCGGTTCTACTGGATTACTCCATTACCGAGAGCGCTGAAGGGCTCTTGATTTTGCGCGGGAAGGTGCAGCACGCCGACATAAAAAACGACAACAACCGGGTGTATCGTTACTCCGTGCTGGACAAGGTTTTGAAAGCGCAAAAGGTAAGAGACCGGCTGCGTCGGCGTCTCATGGTCGGGGAGCTGGAGCATCCTGAAGACGGCATCACGAAATTCTATCGAGTTTCGCATCTGGTGACGGATCTCCGTTGGGGAGAGGGAAAGGTCGTCTTGGGCTCCTTCGAGATTTTCGATGACGTTCCGCATGGAATAATCGTGGCGCGCCTGATCCGTCGGGGGGTTCCTGTGGGAGCCTCCACGCGCGGGAAGGGGACGTCTCACGAGCAGGATGACGTCGAATTCGTGGACGACAACTATGATCTGGAGACGGTCGACATTGTCTACAACCCTTCGACTCCGGGAGCGTACCCCAAGCCCGTGAAAGTTGCCATGTCCGGGGAACTTCCGACCTGGGAGCGAGATGAGGAGAAGACATCCAGAAAACTCGTGAGCCTGGCCGATGATGCGGGTCGGGTTCGCGTGGCCGCTTCACGCGGAAAAGCTAGCGATGAGGAGATACGGCGTTGTGAGAGGGACCTCTCGGGGGTGTCCGGACATGGCGACGCGCTCCTCGAGAAGTTTTGTGAGTTAATCAACAGGGACTTGAAGGAGGCCAGAAAAATGGCGAAAAGCAAGTTGACCGTCCCCGTCCAAGCGGTGAGCCAGATGATAGAGGCGATCCGGTCAGACGAGGAGGAATACAAACCCCCCACCGAGGAGCGAAAGAAGCGGCGTAAGACCGAGCAGGAGGGGGACGAGTACGAAGAGCGGAAAAAGCGCCGGCGCAAATCGGAGCAGGCCGAATACGAAGACGAGTACGAAGAGCAAGATGACGAAGAAGGCTTGGACGACGAGGAGTACGAAGAGCGCAAGCGGCGTCGGAAAATGGAGGCGAAGAAGAAACGCCAGCGCAAATCGGAGCAGGCCGAATACGAAGACGAGTATGAGGAGCAAGATGACGAAGAAGGCTTGGACGACGAGGACGAGTACGAGGAGCAGGACGAGCCCGAAGAGGAGTACGAAGAGCAGGACGACGAAGAAGAAAAGCCCGCTCCTCCTCCCCCCGTCGAAAAGAAAAGCTTTCTCTCTCGCAAGGAGAGGAAATGCGAATCCGCCGGCGTGCTGAGAAAGGCTCTCGTCCGCGAGCGCAAGCTCAAAAACGCGCTCGTCGAGCGCGCGCGTCAGCTTCGCGCGGCAAACTCCGTGTTGGCGTCGAAGCTCGACAGCTCTGTGGACTTGATCGCAAAAGTGGTCGAGCGGGTGGAGGCGGAGAAAAAGCGCCGTATCCTCTCGCGGGCGACGGCCGAAAACCCGGAGATGGGAAATCTGCTCCCGGTGCTGGAGCGGTGCAGCGCACGCGAACTCGAAGAGGCTGTCCGTTTGGTGCAGGAAAGCAGGGAAACCAAAATGCGGGAAGAGGAAAGCCGTCGTCAGGAGGAAGCAGCTCGACGTACCCCGCCTTCGCGCAGAAGGTACACACCGCCGCCGGCCAGAACGCGAGAACTGATGGTCGAATCTCAGGATCTCCCCGCCGAGGACCTTCCGAAAAAGCAAGTGAAGGAAAACAAACTGTCTTTGGGAAGGATTCTCGAGGAGAGCCGCCACGGGGCGGATAGCGACTATTCGCGAATGGCCGATAACCTGATCGACGGCGGGCACCTTCCGCCCGGATGGATGTAGACGACGCGCTACAAAGCGCAAAACGAAAGGAGAAAAGCATGTTGATGCCACAGATAGAGGGGGTCCCCCCCATTGCCAACCTGGCGGAAAATCTCCAGATGGGCGGCCAGACAATCCTGGAACGCACCCAGGAGAAGGGAGCCAAGCTCGCCGCCGAGGATTGGAGTCACCTTTGCCGCCGCCTCCCGAAAAACATGCGGTGGCGAACCGCCATCCTGCTGGAAAACACGAAGTCTTACTTCAAGAACTTCAACGAGACCGTGCGCCAGCAAGCAATCGGGAACTTCGACAAGTTCGCCTTCCCGCTGATCCGGGCCATATACCCGAACCTGGTGGCCCAGGAACTCGTTTCCGTACAGCCCATGACCGGGCCCATCTCCCTGATTTTCTATCTCGACGCTTTGTACGGCTCGAACAAGGGGAGCGTCCAGGCGGGACAGGCCGCGTTCGATGCGGTCTCCGGCCCCAACGAAAACCCGTCTTACAGCTCCGAAGACGTCGAGCTGGAGCCGCTCGGCGCCGGCGACGACGCGGAGACGAACTTCACGGGAAACGTAGGATACACCCCCATATACCAGGGGACTGTGCAGGTGGCCGCCGGCGATGTCGTTGGTTGGGACGATGGGGACGGCAACATAACCGGAACCGGGATTGCGGCGGGAAGCATCGACTACGACACCGGAGCCTACGACATCACTTTCTCTGTGGCCCCGGTGGGCGGGACGATCATCACGGCCTCGTACCGTTTCGACATGGAAGGCTCGGAACTGGTGCCGCAAATGGACATCGGGATGGTCTCCACCCCTGTCGTTGCCCAGCACCACAAGCTGAGAATCCGCTGGTCGATCGAGGCTCAGGCTTCGGCCAGATCCCTCCACGGCCTGGACGCGCAAAGTGAACTCATGGCATTCACGGCGGAGGAACTCAAATTCGAAATCGACCGCCGTGTCATAAGGGACTTGTACAACATCGCCCTCGCCGGACACGTTTTCTGGCAGATCACCCAGCCGGCCGGCGTGAGCTTTACCGAACACAAGCTGTCTTACATCGACGCTTTGATCGAGCTGGGCAACTTGATTTTCCGTGCAACTCGGCGTGGGAACATGAATTTCATCGTGACGTCCGTGGAGGTGGCAAATATCATCGAAAGCCTCCCCACTTTCGTCGCCGAGCCGAACGCTTTTTCGGTCCAGAGGACGGCGGGCGTGGTCAAGGTCGGCGTGCTCAACAACAGGTGGACCGTCTACAAAGACCCCTTCCTCGGTAACGGACAGCCGAACCCGAGAGTGTTTTTCGGCGGCTACAAAGGCGGGAGCTGGATGGACGCCGGCTATGTCTTCGCTCCGTATCTCCCCCTGTACACGACTCCTACGATCTTTTTGGATGACTTCTTGGGGAGGAAAGGTTTGGGCATCGCCTACGGAAAAAAGACGATCAACCCCAGATTTTACGGCACCGGCGAAGTCACCGCGTGATTCGGGCAATCGCGGGGAGGGCTTTTCCTCCCCGCACGCCCATACACTAATTAGCCTGGAAAGCAGAAGAAAAGGAGAAGAGAAATGACGCAGCAAACCCAACAGAAATTCATCAATAACCGACCGTACAGGGTGGTAGGCCTCAACGGAGCCGGCGGGCGGAAAGAAGTGGCCCCCGGGGCCGTGGTAGGCCCAGAGTTCGCAAGCCTCGTCAACCAGCGAAAAGGCCTCGTACCTTACGACGGGCCGCGCCCTCTCGGCCAGATGCAAAAAAGCGGAAAGGGAGCGCCCAAGCGCCCCAAATTCGCTCAGATGCTCGGGGCGAACGACGACGCGAAAGAGGCGCGCGACCGCGCCCAGAAAGCCAAGGCCATAGCCGGAGGTGAAGCCTATATGGATCAGAGTTATGAAGAGTGGTGCGACGTCGCCGCGCAAGGAAAACTCGAATCGTTTTCGCGTTCCCAACTTTTAGGACTCGGGCGTTTTGTGGGGATCGACTTTGCGGAGGCGACCGCGAAAAAAGACATCATAGGCACGCTCAGAACCAAGCTCGCTCCCGGAAAGTAGGTAGACGATGGCAGAAGTAGTGCAGCGCTCCTCCTCTTTCAGCCCGCAAGGAAACTCGGCGCCAGACCTGCTGGTAATTGAAACCAGTTTTCAGCGGGGCGGCCGGGCTGTCGCCGTGAGCGACCTGGTTTTGCGTGTGTTTTCGGATGGAGTGCAAATACTCCCAGACATTACGGCAAGCACGGAACCAGCAATCGAGCGTAAAGTGTCCGGGTGTGGAACGTACTACTTCGTCCGCCTCAATCCCGATGGTTTGGGGGAATCACCGCTGGAAGCCCGATGGTATGCCACCTACGACGGAAAGCCCTGGTGCCCCTCCCCCCAGATCACCATGGTCGCCACACAGTCGACCATGGATGGCGTCTTGCTATCGTCAGAGCTTCGCGACTGGATTTTGCGTAAGTTGGGCTGGCCGAAGCAGGGGGTGGAGCTGGACGAATCACAGATTTGCGATTCTATCGCAGACGCGCTTGCCGAATACAATCAATACGTGCCGAGGTGGAAATATGGCGAGATCCGTCTCGTCACCGGGCGGAAAGCATACACTATAACCGAATTCGGCCGCGGGGTTTATGATGTCCAATTTCGTCGGAAAGAAGGAACTCCGATCATCTCAGACCCTCTATTTGGTCGTCACTACCCCAGGTTTTCGCAGTTGGCTTTCGATGACTTCGTTTTGTCACAATCGCATTACGGGACGGTCCTTCGTGTCACTGGACAAGAGCCAATTTGGCGTTGGGATCCGGGGACCCCGACAAAAATTTTTATTGACACGGGTGAGTGGGATCGCTCCTTCTACGAGGTCACATATGCTTACGGGGTAGACCACCGCCTGGGAGACATCACGCCGGCGCACCAGCAAACTTTGAAACGTCTTGCCCTGGCGCGCGCCAAGATCGTTCTTGGAGAGATCCGCGAAAAATTCGGGGACTCTGTAATCACTCCAGGCGGGAACGTGCAGCTCAACGGCGGGAAGCTGAAGGATGAGGGGTTTCGGGAGGCGGAGGCCTTACAGGAGATACTGCAAGGCCTCGCCATCCCAATGTGGCCGATCTATGGCTAAATGTGGATAAGTGGGGGAAAAGCCGTGTACGACGCGGAGCTACCTGTAGACTTTACAGGCAATTACGACATAGAAGTATATCGCGCGCTCCATCTGGAAAACTGGAAGCGTGATGTATCTTTTATGTGGTGGCGCCGCTTGATCCGTGATCCCCGCCTTGTCTACGATGCTGGCTACAGGTACGACGCACAATACAAGTACGACGAATACGATTCGGTAGACCCCCTCTACAACGAGGCAATGGAAAAACGCTACCACCCACCTGTTCGCATCAGGATTTTCTTTCAGGAGCAGGGGAACCAGGCGGACCTGTTCAAGCTTGGGATTATCGAGAGCCGGCCGGCAATCTGCAAGTTTTCGGTTTTCGCGCTGGAAGAGGCGGGCTTCTCCTCGGACGCTGTAGCTCCAGGGGATTTGATTCTGTACGAGCAGCACGAGTACGAGATTTCGACTGTAATTGGGGATGTCGAGGCTCAGTGGTTGTCAAGCTCTATCCCATTCATCCTGCTTTGCAAACTCAACGTGGTTGACAGGATTTCAGCGTAATGGCGAAAAAACTGAAAATGGGAGTCTCCTTTCGGGGGGACACGCACAAGATGAAGCGCTACGTCGCGAAAGTCGCTCGGGAAGCCGGAATGAAGGCCGCCCGGGAATTTCTCCTCGAGCTGGGAGGAAGCTTTCTCTTCCGGCTGCAAGAGGCGATTTTGCGTCAGGACCTCGATCTTGCAGCTCTCAGCAAGCCTTACGTGGAGTTCAAAAAGCGGGCCGACCTCGATCCTAGAACACTGATAGCTACAGGGGAATACGTCGAGTCAATCGAGATACAGGAACGGATGCGCGGTGAAAACTACATGGTTGTGGTCACTGTGCCTGACCGAGAGCATGAGACGTCAGGAGTGAATCTGCAGCTACTCGCGCGCGTGCTGGAGTACGGGAGCGTCAAAAACAACATACCTCCAAGGCCTCACTGGCGCGCAATCAAGGAGATGTTTTTGCTGCAAGAGGATATGATCTCTCGACGCGCCGAGGAGAAGATCGCGCGCGAAGTTCGTGAGGCGATAAAACGCGGGCGCGTCGAGGCGGCTTATCGCAAAGCCAGCGAGCAGTGGAAGGAGTTGAATCCAGCGGAGGAAGCGCGTCTGCACGGTGTGGCGGAGTCTTTTCGGAGTGGTCGTATATGAGCATAAACAACCCACCCCCAGGAATCGAGTTTCTGTCCTCGTTCACAGAGGCAAATCCGGTAGACCAGCTCCGGCTTTATGACGACCAGATTAAGCGCTGGGTGCTTACTTTCAGCCATCCAGACATCAAGACGCGATCGACAAGCGAGTGCGCGCCCAACGGACAGCCCGGGCCGATGTTTACTCAGATCGCGACGCCTGACCGGCCTTTCGCCGAGATGCGAAACCTGTACAACAAGCAGCTTCCGGAGAGGGAGCGCCGGCGCGACCCGATTATCCGCCCGGACTTTCCGGCTTGTTCGATAACTCGCATGGGGCCGCAAAAAGACATGGGGCGCCGGCGTCACCGCGGGGTTTTTCGGCGTGCCGGGTGGGTTAGCGACCAGCAAAAAGAGGTATATCAGATTCCTTACCCGGACCCCTGGAATATACCCTATCAGGTCGACGTCACTGCGATAAACCGGCGCACGCTTAACCTCGTGCAGACATGGATGATGTTACAATTTGACGACGATCGCTTTTACGTCACTGTGGATTTTCGTCAGGTCCACGCCGAGGCCTACAAGTATCCTTATGTATTTCCGGTTCGCTTTGACTCTCTTGACGACACGAGCGATCTCGAGGTGGGGGATGGCGAGAGATTTTTTAGGCTGACCTTGACCGTGACGGTTGAGGCCATGCTCATGCGCCCGGTACGCAAAGTGCCGGTCGTGCATACCTACAACTACGATTTTTACGAGTACGAGGAGGCGAGGATTTCGCAGGCCGCGGAGAGGATGCCTGAATTCACGTTGGCGCCCCCTGTAGTTGCGGCGGAGCCTCCCGACGCGGTTATCCTGGAAATCCAAACTGGAGGGATTCCCTAATGCCACACACGATCAAAAACAAGCTCCGGCAAATGCAGCCGGTGCTGGTAAAAGACACCGCCACCGGGAGATCGAAGGTCTTAAACCTCCTCCCGCGCGCGACGGTGGAGGTGGACAGCGCCGCCGTGACAGCGGACGTTGAGAAGAGGCATACGGCCGGCCTGGTCGTATTGACAGAGATCGGAGGTTAAGAACATGGCCGAATACATTTCCCCGGGGGTCTACTCGCGCGAGATAGATCTCTCTCAGTACGCGCCGGCGCTCGCCACCGCAATTTTCGCTGTAGTCGGAACGGCCCAGAAAGGCCCAGTGAACGACCCTACTCCGGTTACAAGCGCTCTGGAATTGCAAAACAAGTTCGGCGTGGGGGCGCTCACGCATTACGCCGTGTACGCGATGGAGCAGTACTTGCGAAATGGCCGTCAAGGGCTCTTTGTGCGCGTGACCGACGGGACGGAGTCGGCAGCCTCGAAAGCCGTCGCTGGGGCGGCGCAAATCGCGTTCTTCAAGGGGTTCAAAAACCTGTCCGGCGGAATCGACTTGAGCGTGCGCTATCGGATTCGCGTCACCATCGACGGGAGCAGTCACGACATCAACCTGCGCGACAGCTACACCGGGGACCTCACCGACGTCCCGATCGAGCAGATAATCACGGCGATAAACAATACGGTTGCTGGCGCCGCGGCGAAAGACAATCTCAATGCCTACCCAATAATCCGAGGTACGGTGGCGGGGGAGGCGTCGGGAGAGGTGACAATAGAGGCCTACGCCGACCCCCTGACCGACGCCGGCCAGCATGTTTTCGGCGTGCCGTCCATCCCCTACACCGTCACTGGGATTGACGCCGAAGCGGCGGCTCTCACCGTGTACGCGGAGAGTCCGGGGACTTTCGCCAACGGCTTGCAAATCCGGATAGAGAACGGGACTACGACGGGGACCTTCAAGCTTTCGGTCTGGGACGTCCAAAGCAATCTGCTCGAGACCTACGACAACCTGACCAAAGCGAACGTGGAAAAGACGATAAACGGTGTCAGTGCTTACATCGTGGTGGACGACGAAGGGAACGACAGCCTTCCGGACCCGGCGACTTACTTGGCGACCCCCCCGACTCCCGTCTCCTACTCTCTCGCCGGAGGGGCCGACGGAATTTCTACCATTTCAGACGCCGACTACATCGGGACCGTCACGGGCGGCGTGAAGACCGGGCTGAAAACGCTGAACAATCCGGAAATCATCGACGTCAACATCGTTGCCACTCCTGGGGTTTCCAGCGGCCCGGTCGTCCTGGAGCTGCTCGAGCTTTGCCGCTCCCGCGGCGATTGTCTCGCGATCGTCGACCCCCCGATGGGGCTCGACTACGACGACGTGATAGATTGGCACAACGGGAACGGGGCCTACGACGGCTTGCATCCCACGTTCAACTCGTCCTACGGGGCCACCTATTGGCCGTGGGTCGAGCAGTACGACCCGAACGCCGAAGAGCGGGTTTTCACGCCACCGTCCGGCTGGGTGGCCGCTCAGATGGCCTTCACCGACTACCTGAACGATCCCTGGTATGCTCCGGCCGGCCTCACGCGGGGGCGGCTTAACACTGCCCTTCGGCTCGAAAAGCCTTCTCCCGATCTGGGACAGAGAGACTTTTTGTATGGCAATGGAAACGCCGTCAACCCCATCGTCGACTTCCCGCGTGATGGGATCTTGATTTACGGCCAGCGCACCCTGCAGCGGACGGCGAGCGCGCTCGATCGAGTAAACGTCCGAAGGATGTTGCTCTTCGCGCGAAAGCTCATCGCTACCGTATCGCAGATACTCGTTTTCGAGCCGAATGACTCCACTTTGTGGCGTCGCGCGACGAATCTTATCAATCCGATTTTGAACAGAATCAAAGCCGGCCGTGGAATAGAAGAGTTTCAGGTGAGGATCGACTCCAGCACCAATCCGCCCGATGTCCGGAACAGAAACGAGATGCACGGGAAACTCTTTATCATCCCGACAAAGGCCGCGGAAAAAATCGTACTCGATTTTGTGATTTTGCCCTCGGGGGCCGAATTCTCCGAAGGTTAAGGAGGTAAATTATGCCTATAACTCCAATGACGAGCAATCATCTCGCCTCTCAGCTCGGAACCTTCGAGCCTCAGCGGCGAAACCACTATCAAATCCGATTTTTCTTGGGCAACTTCCTGGATGAGGAAATGCTCACACTCGGAATCGTCGGAGGCTTCATGCCGTCCGAGGGCAATGAGGAAATTCAGATCCCGCACAAGAACGAAGACGTTTGGGTGGCCGGACGGCGAACGCTCGAAAGCGGAACGATCCGCGTTCGCGATTACGTCGACCGCGAAACGCTGGCGGCCATCCTCCGTTGGCGCCAGCAAGTCTACAATCCTTTGACGGGCGGCGTGGGCTTCGCAAGCCTCTACAAAAAATCCGGGGAAATTCTGCTCACGGCTCCGGATGGAATCAGCAACGAACGCATTTGGCAACTTATCGGGTGCTGGCCGACGCAGGCGAACCCCGGGGAGCTGGCCGACGACCAGAACGATGTCGTCGTTGCCGACGTCACGATCCGATTCGACAAAGCCATTCCGCTTTTTGCAATCTCGGCGGAATCGAGTTTGGCCGCTTCGATTCCTTCGGTAGCCGGCGGCCTGGTCTAAAAAGTAAACAGAAAGGAAGTCTGCCTTGGAAAATATACCTGAAAGTACTATCTTTGAGGACGTTGTCCTACCGTCTCGTGGTTATCTCTACAAGACGGACGCCGGGGAGCTGATAATTCCCGATGGCAAGATACGGATACATGCCATGACCGGCAAGGCGGAGAAAATCCTGTACGGAAGCGCCGGCGAAGGGAAAATAGACGCCTTGATTCGACTCTGCACGACCCTTCCCGGCGCTCTCTCCCCAGCCGAATTGACGATGGGGGATCGAAATTACATCCTGGTAAAACTCCGAATACTCTCCTTGGGGGAGGCCTACCCGGTGCGCTGTCGTTGCGAATCTTGCCGAGAGCAATTCGCCTATCAGGTGGACCTGTCAAGGCTTGACGTGAACAGTTTCGGGGACGAAGCGGAGGCCGAACCGTTCAAAGTTACGTTACCTCTGAAAGGCTGCGAGGTGGGGTTTCGGCTTCTCCGCGGTCGGGATGAAGAGGTTGTCCGAAAGTTTCGCCGGCGGTGCCAGCTCGAGGGAAAGCAAGAAGGCGGAGGGGACGCTTACATCTTCTCACTTTCCCGCCGGATTGTGTCAGTAAACGGACACGCTTCCGAGGGGGCAGCATCCTTCGACTTCGTGGAAAACCTAGTGTCACGAGACTTGACAGCTTTTCGTCACGCATACGACGAAAAGAATGTCGGGGTGAACATGGAGCTGAAAGTGGTGTGCCCTTCGTGCTTGTACGAGTCCGAAGAGACACTTCCTTTCAGCGATGAGTTTTTTCGCCCAAAGCGTCGACATGTACCGGAGCGTGCTTTTTGAGCAGTTCAACCTGATCCACCATTCAGGTTTTGATTATGGATCTCTGGAGAACATGCCGACGCCCGAGCGCCGGTTTTTCCACAAAACGCTGGTCGACCTGCTCGAAAAACAGAAAAACGAAATTGAGCGGGCGGCCGCAAAAAGGAGCAAAGGGTAAATAGATGCCTCGCGAGCATGATCTTGGATTTATGCTTTCCCTCAAAGACAACATGTCAAAATCCATAAAGGGGATCGAGGGAGCTATTGACGACCTGACGGAGTCCATCGAAAAGGCTGAAAGGCAGACGGAGAAGGACTTCGATGGTGTCGGCGGGGCAATCGAGAAGATGGGACGCAAACTCGAGGAGGGACATAAAGAGGCAAAGACATTTCGTGAGCGCTTATCGGGAGCGCGTAACAGTGTGCTTTCTGGCTTGAAGGACACTCGCGGCGGCATGTCAGACCTTGCCAATATGACCGACGACCTTATAACCTCGATGCGTTCGATTTTTTCGATCGAGGGTGCCGTGGGGATGGCTAACCGTTTTGTCGCGGCCGCCTCGACAGTCGAGGAAAGCCTTGTCGCGATGCACCGCCGAATCGACCTGATTGGGGAAACCAGGTCCGATGTGAGTGGTCTTACGGCAACCTTCGCGGACATGCGAGAAGAAGTCCTGGACGTGCAGAGGGAGCTTCGAATCGGGTTTGAGCGCACCGACGCGCTCGTGCGAACGCTCTCGATCGACCAGATGCGCCTGGCGCGCGGGCCCATGCGCGAGTACATCGCATCCGTTTCAGCTTTGTCCTTTGCGACCGAGCTTTCGGAGGGGGAAGCGGCAAATGCCTTACAAACATATCAAGTCTGGTACGGGGCCGAGGATGGCTTCCGCCAACTGTCCAACCAAATTCGGTTTCTCGCCGCGACAACGCGCATGTCCGCAAGCGAGGCCGTCGACGCGGCCCGCTCGTTTCAGGACGTGGCTCTTGCAATGGAAATGCGTGGGCGTGGGGGAACAGGGCTTGCAGCGCAAATAAACACGATAACGGCGATGGTCCGGGAGACACGAGGGGACGTGTCCGAATACGCCGGGCTCATGACAAGACTCACGAGTCCGGACATGGCGACCATGCGCCAGGCCCGGGCGCAACTGCGGGCCTTCTTCCAGCAAGCGGGGATGACCGTAAATCTTGACGACCTGATAGACCGTCAGGGGGATCTCGTTGAAGTCTTTCTGCAGATGCAGGAGGCCACGCGCGCGCTCAGCCAAGACAGGTTCATGCTGCTCAACAAGTCCATGGAAGACCTGACAGGGGTCTCGGGCCGAAACCTCTTGCTGATGCGCCAATACGAAGGATCCCTCCGGGGGATTTCGGAGGAGTCTGCTGAGGCTGCAACCAGGACGGACGATCTCGACGCCGCGGCGGAGAGGTCGCGGCAAACTCTCCGCGAGCAGGCGGACCAGATGCGCGCGGCCTTCGCGCCAATGATGGCCGAGCTGGGAGAAAACATCCGGGAAGTCGTCGTCTACATGGGGGACCATCTAATCCCTGTAATTTCTGAGATAGCTGATAATTTCTCTTCTGTCGATCGCTTTGTCGAGTCCATCGGCGCCGGTATCGACGCTTGGGCTGAAAAATATCCCGCGTTCGGGACGCACCTTGAGGGTCTAAAAGAAGTGTTGTCTTGGGCATGGGAGACAATACAGCAAATAGGGAGCTACCTTTCGGGGATTGGAGAGGACTTTGGGCATTACATAGAAGGTATAGAATCCGACATCGAGAGGATTCAGCACATTTTAGATGCATTGGTTGAGACCTGGCACAGGATAAAGGCCTTTCTCGGCGCGGAAGACACCCAGCTTCGCGCGGATCTGCCTGAAAGCTTTCGCGAAGAAATACGTGGGATGACAACGGGAGAACTCCCGATGGGGGTGGGCCCTCACGAGTTCGAGCCTATGGCCGGCGGCGGAATAATCCGGCGCCCCCTCCTTCTTGGGGAGGGAGGAGAAGAAGCTGTAATCCCTTTTGACGACCTGGGAGCGCTTTTCGCGGATACGCTTGACACCATGAGCCGAAGCCGGGTCACGCGCGCGGCGGCCGAACACGTTCGCGCCGTGACGGCTCCCGCGGTCGTGCAGATGGGTGGAAGGTCGGCCGTTCCGTCGACGGGAACTCCGGCCGTCCGCCTCGATGCGCGCAAAGTCGTAAACGTGCTTCGTGAGCTTCTGGCTGAGGTAAAGCGGGGGGGCGGCCAGATGCGCGCCGGCAAAATTGAGATGTCCGACGAGGAAAAGCTCCTCTATCAGTGGGGGATATAATGGCCGTACAAAACGCAGACGCCAGCCAACCAGAAATAGCGGACGCCTTTATCAAGATCGTTGTTCCCCCCAATCCACGCGATTTCGGAGTACAGCGAGACCAGCTTAATTTCACTTCGACCCCGATAATTTCTGGGGTGGCCTCGAACGCACAGTACATGAGCCAAGACGTATTCGGGGGGTCCGAGCCGATAAAGCTCTGGCAACATACGGGGATGAAAACTTTTGCGCTGGCGACTAAGTTTTTCGTGCAGAACAACCCACAAAGAGACGTGATAGATCGCGTGCGCTGGTGCGAGGCGCTGCAGTACCCTATTTCTGTCGAGGGGGGGTCGAACGCTTTTCACCCCCCGATCGTGCTTGTCCGGATAGGCTCGTGGTTTCGGGCCCGCTGCGTGGTTACTCAGGTTTCTTACGACCCGAATTTAATGGCTACTGTGGGGGATTTCCCTGGGAACACGCGATTTGATCGCCGGAACTTTTTCGATCTCCTCTCGGACGTCGTTTCCGGAGTCCAAAACCCGGAGGCGGCGCCGGCGCCCCTGGCGACATATCCGGTTTCGGTCGATGTGTCTTTGATGTTCGAGGTGACAACGCAGATCCTGAACCGCGCACAAGCGGACGCGAACGAGCAGGGGACTATGCAGCCGTCGCGTTACACTTTTCAAACGGTGGCCTCTGGCCTGCAGGGCTTCAACCCGGAGGATATACGATGAGCCGGCGCCTACTTCTAAGCGCAAACAGCAGGTATCAACTCACTCCGTATTTCTCGCGCCGAATCTCTGAGAAAACCCCATCGACAGGAAGCGTCCAGTTTTTTGGAACCTTTGTAGCACCGGAAATATCTCCAGGAAACGACGACGCACTATACACCATGCGCGAAAGCGACAACGGCCGCCTCGATCTCGTAGCGTACAGGTATTATGGGACTTCGGAGCTGTGGTGGGTTATCGCGCTCGTGAACGGGATTGCTGATCCCCTGCAAGGGGTGGACGCCGGGACAGTCCTCACCATCCCCCGGCTTAAGAAAGTGTTTTCCGCGCTCACGGAAGGGGAGTTCTGATGCCAAGGAGCTTGACGTCGCCGCCGGTCCTCGAGTATCGAATAGGAGACCAGGACGTGATTTCCCCGGCCAGCGTCGTTGAGAGTTTCGAATTCTCCTCTGTGATCTCGCCACCAGGGGCCGACGTCCACCAGGTGACGATAGCAAACCCGCAATTCCAGGGGTTCAACGCACAGCGGATACAAGAGCGCCAGGAGATCTCCTTTCGTTTTGGCTGGGCCGGCGAAATCGACCGGGCCCCTATTCGGCGCGCGCTATTGGTCGACTACGACGTGGTTTTCGAAGGCAGAAGCTCACGACTTACAATCACGGGGGCGGACAAAAGCGTTGAGATCAATAGGGGGACAAGAAACCAGGCCTACGTGGAAAAGCCTATATCCTCGATAGTGCAAGAAATTGCTGGACGAAACGGGGTCTCGGCCGACATAGAAGAAACGAGGGGGGCTTACACCCTACGGCAGGTTTGGATTTCGGACATCCAGTTCATAACTCGTGTCCTTCTCCCTAAAGCAATTTCGGCAAAAACCGGCCGGGGGGACTATGATTTGTATTTCGATGGCAAGGGGGTTCTGCACTTCCACCCCCCAAAGCTTGGAAATCAGGTCTACAAAAAGTACACCCTGAGCGACGGCGGGGGTCCGATCTCGAAATTTCGCGTGTTTTTCCGCGGTGAATACTCGAATGCGGCTGGGGGACTGTCAACGACGGCTTTCGGCTACGACCCCTTCGAGAAGCGGACATTGCAGTTCACGGCGCGGGACACGACGACGCGGGAGAAGGACCCCCAAGGAACAAAGTCGTTCCTTTTCAGCCTCCCGCGCGCGGCGACAGATGGGAGGTTTTTGCACAACGGCTATCCGATCACTCAAAGCGGCGTCGAGAACGAGGCGAAAGCCCAATTTTACGCGGCGCACCGGAAACGGTATGGGGCTGTGGCGGTCATGACTGGGGACCCCTTTATCGAGCCCGGGAAGCAAGTCTCTATCCAGATCCCCACGGACGCTGGAGGGAGGTTCCACCTGCTCTCCGGCCGCTATCTCGTCGAAGGTGTGCGCCATCTGATCGACGCCGACAAATTCGTCTCGGTCTTGTCGCTCACGAAATCGGCTGCAGCCGACGGGGAGGAGACGGTTTCGGGCGTGCGTCCGGGAGTGATCCAAGAAGAGGTGACGAGCGCAACCGTGAGAGAGGCGGTGGAGTTGCCATGATAGGTGGAAACACGAAGCCGGCCCGGTTCCAACGGGATCAGCAAGTATTCCCCGGGCTTTACCGGGCTTCGGTTGTCGACAACAACGACCCGGACCAACTTTGTCGGCTGAAAGTGAAAGTTTTCGACCTCTACCGGGACATCCCACCGGAAGGACTTCCGTGGGCATGGCCTTGCTACCCCGACGGCGGAGGAAACGACTACGGGCACGTTTTCATCCCGGAAATCGGGTCCACAGTCTGGGTGATGTTCGAGCAGGGTAACGTCGACCGCCCGGTTTGGATGGGGACTTTTTACGGCTCCCCGGAGGGACAAAAAGAAACTCCGGCCGTTTTCCGGGGAGACCCCTCCGACCCGGCCGCTCAGGACTCGGAACCGCTGATCGACGAGCCATCATCCTGGGCGGCCGAATACCCGAAAAACCGAGGAATTCGCACGAAAAATGGAATCGTGATCGAGTACGACGACACGGACGGGGCCGAGAGGATTCACCTGTATCACCCCTCCGGATCGCACATGGAATTCCGGGCAAACGGTGATGTGGTTTTGCACGTCGTTGGAGACTATCACGTTGTAGTCGATGGCGATGTGGAGGAGTACTACAAACAGAATCACCACCAGGAAGTGGATGAGGACCAGTTAAAGGAAATCCACGGGAGTCGTGAGGAGACCATCGACGTCGACAAGACCCTCGAGGTTTTGGGGGAGAAGACCGAAGAGGTTGTGGGCCCCGTAACGCACCAGTATTTGAACACGTTGACAGAGACTGTCGTCTTACAGGTTCTGCAGAACTTCCTCAACACCTACACGCGCACGGTCACGCTCCCGGGAACCGAAAACTACCAGGCTACCTACACGCGCGCGGTCACGCTCGACGCGATCGAGACGTATTTGGCGAACTACACGAAAACCGTGAACCTGCAAATACTCGTGCAGTCTCTCCTGGATAACATTCGAATCACGAACGAGACCGCACCTGAGAAGAAAATTTTCATCACGGCGCACCCGGATTCGGGCCAGATTATCTTGTCGGCCGGCGGCGACACGTCGGTTATCGGATAAGGAGGCGAAATGCCTACGATCCCCTCTATCCCTCAGCCGATAAAAAGGCGGACACGGGGGTATTTTTCCCCCCAGGACGGCCTGGCGACCATACGCGATTCCATCGTGACAATTCTCGTTACGAGGATCGGGGAGCGCGTCCACCTCCCGGAGTTCGGGTCTCGTCTCCACGAGCTGGTTTTCGAGCAGCAAGACGAGGCTTTTCAGGTCCTCGCCCAGGAGTATGTTTTCGAGGCGCTCAGGACGTGGGAGCCACGAATTGATCTCATATCGGCCGTGGTGTCTTTTTCGAAACACAGGGAGCATACGGCCGAGCTGGCAATACAATTTCGTGTTCGCCAGCCAATCCCGGCTGAATCGAGCTTGACATTGGCAATCAACCGAGACACTGGATTTATTGAGTTAGGGAGGTAGGAAATATGCCAGCTCCGAGCATACCGAATCCAACAGCGGATCCTAATGACCGCTATCCGGCAATAGACTATTCGTCTCGGGACTTCCCGACCGTCAAGCAAGCGCTCATCGAATTCATAAAGGCTCGTTTCCCCGCAACATTCACGGACTTTACGGAATCTAACTTGTCGGTGATGCTCCTCGAAGTGTGTGCGTGGGTGGCCGACATGTTGAGCTTTACAATCGACATGGCCGCGAACGAATGCTACCTCCCCACGCTGCGTCAGCGGGAAAATGCTGTAAATTTGGTGAAGCTTATAGGCTACGAGCCATCGCCACCGGCTGCGGCCTCGGCCGAGTTGCTTGTGGACACGAATATTGTCGGCGGCCTCGCTCAGGACGCCACTATTTCGGCGGGGGCGTCGATTTCCGTTCAAGGTCTGACCTTCGAGCTTCTCGAAGATTTTGTTCTACTCGCCGGCAACCGCGACGCTGGCCCGGGAAGCACTACCGGGCTGCCTGGGCCCACGTTCGCCGAAGGCGTGAGCTACGACGAATCATTTACGGTTCCGGCGTCGACACCGAATCAAATCTACACCTTGGGAAACTATCCCGTAATTCGGGGGAGCGTGGAAGTCAGGGTCAACGGCTCCTTGTGGAATGAAGTGGAGGCCTTGGTCTTTGCTGGGCAAGCGAATTCATACGCTCTCGATTTCGATGGTGACAACAGGCCGACCATTCGCTTCGGGGACGGCGTAAGCGGTAACATCCCGCTGGCCGGGTCGCTTATCGAGGTCTATTCGCGCGTTGGCGGGGGGGAGGCCGGGAACATCGGGGCCGGTCTCATTTCCACCCAGCTTTCGGCGACCACGATTTCGGGGACCGTTCAGCTCGCCGCGACCAACCCGAACCCGGCAAGCGGAGGAGCTGAGGAGGAGTCCCTCGATTCGATCAAATTCAACGCTCCTCGGTATGTCCGGACACATGGCAATGCCATATCGAAACTCGACTATGACACCTTGATTCCGATTTTTGTAGACCCCACTTACGGAGCTATCGCAAAGGGTGTGGCCTTTCCGCGCGTTGGGAAAACGAACTCGAGCGCTAACGAGATTGACGTGTTCGTGTGGACCCGAACGGCCGGCGCTCTCGTTGGTGGAGCCAGCCAGGGGCTCAAAGAGGCCTTGCTCGACTACCTGAACATCAGGAAAGTGCTTAACCTCGACATTTTTATCAACGACGGTCTCTTGAAGGACATCGACATGGTAGTCACGCTTTTCGTCGACCAGCGCGTCAAGCTCGCCGATGAAATCGTTGCCGATGTCGAGACGGCCTTGCAGGATTTCTTCGACCGGGACAGCCTGGAGCCGGCGCAAACTTTTTTTGTCTCGGAAGTCTACTACCTGTTGATGGGCCTTGCCGGAGTTCAGCAGGTGAATCTGGGGGTTCCAGGAACGGAAGACACGGCCAGCGACAGCGTGGACGGGTTTTTCATCGCAGGCCTCACCACGGAGGTTACGTTGACGGCCGGCGGATTGGTCCCGAACGCTTACGCGGGCGGGAGAATCGTCTACACGTCCGGAGCCTTGAACGGGAGGCAGTTCCCTATTTTGCGAAACACCGCTAGCGTGGTCACGGTCGACGGAATAAATTCGCTCCTCGCCCCCGGGGACACTTTCGACTTGTTTTCGTTGTACGATCCGCTAAACGACATCGCGGTGGCGGACAACGAAATCTATCGGCTCGGGTCGTACACAGTGGCCGCCTACGAGCGCAGCCAGGACACGCGCGAGAGCTTCCTGATAACCTACGTGTAAGGATTTTTCGGATTTTACTCTATCCTGGATAGAGGAGGGATTTTTTCGTGGTAGACCAGTTTGATTTTTACGCGCGGCTTATACCGTTTCGGCATCGCGCGGCGGACGTCGATGAGGCCCTGAAGGCCATCGTTGACGCTTTTCAGGGGGAAATTCTATCCCTGAAGGCCTCCGCGATAGCTTTGCCAGAGCTACAATCTCTTGACGACGTGCCCTGCGACTATCTGGCCTACCTCGCGAATTTGATCGGGCTGCAAACCGAGGATTGCGACCCGTGCGCCCTCATCCGAGAGCAAATCCGCGCGGCTGTGCCGATTTACGGGATAAAAGGGACCACGCTGAGCTTTGAGGCTCTCATGCGAACGCTAGGGTTCCAAGCTACCGTGATCCCCCTCTTCGAAGACAGCCCGGACAGCGCAATAACGATCGACGAGAGCGCCGCGATAACCGGATTCAACACGCGCCTCCCCGGCTGGCATATGTCCTCGAGAATAAGGCTGGAACTCGAGAGACTTCCGGAAGCCGAGCTTCTCTCGATTTGCGGCTTTGAAGGGGGTTTGCTCACCCCATTCCTCCTCGCGCGCTTGTTGAAGAAGCTTCGAGAAATCACGCCCATTCACATCGAACTCGATATGAACACGGTCTACTCGTTTTCAGACGTCATTGGCGTTGATGATGCCGTTTTGATTGCGATAGACTACTTGACGCGCGTCAAAATGGGTTGCTGCTGTTACCACGGCAAGGGCGCGCGCGTCGAGAACTACCACACTGTCGTAAGGTATGACGCTGGGTTCAAGTATGACGAAAGCCCTCCGAGAATCTACGATGAGCCTGGGGAGCATTCGCGCGCGCCAGAGATGGATTACCCCCCGTTTTATTACGATACGGTCTACTCGCACGAATGCCAATATCCCGACCATATCTATGATCCTTTTCGCTATCGGCTTTCCGGGATATATTGCCGGCGCGACGAAAGCAATGCCTTCGCGCTGCAGCGTTATGGCTACAACAAAGGCGGTGGCGCGGACATGTCAATCTCTACGCTTCTCGACACGGTTTCAGCCCCGTCCGCAAAATTCGTCTCCAATATGCACGTAATCGTAGGGGATTTCGTGCGGATCAATCACGAGTACCGCAAGGTGGAAGAGGTCCTGGGAGAAACGAGCCTTCGCATAGTCGCTCCGTTCTCCTGGCCCGATGGAATTTACGACTACGAGATTATCTTTTCTGACGCCTACCACAGACGCGAAGCAACGCACAAAGACCCTTTAAACTTCACGGTGCCGACATATTACCATCGCATCGAGCTTACTATATATAACCTGTTCGACACGGGATTACTTTTCGACGACGGGCTATTTTTCGATGACGGAGGGCTGAAGCACAATTGCTGTATATCCGAAAAGCTCGTGTCTGAGGAAGACGGAAGTGGGGTGGAGGAAGTACACTACCCCGATGAAACAATTATCCCCGGAAGTGAGGGAATACTTCTGAAGCCGTAAGATGGCTGGAAAGGGATTTGACGTTATGCCACAAGAATTCAACAAGGCCTATCCGGAGTATAACGCCGACGTCGTTTCCTCCAGGTTGCGCGCCCAGTTTAATGCCTTGGCGTCCCAGAGTGAGGGCGCAAGCGAGCCCCCCGACCTGCAGCGCGGAATGCTCTGGCTGGACATGGCCGAAACTTTGAACTGGAAGCTGAAAATGCGAATCGAGGGGGACGGCGCCAACCCGGATCGCTGGGTGGTCCTCTTCGAAAACGTGAACACCCTGCTCGGGTCCCCCACAGCTCCTGGCGGATCCAGCCAGTACGAACATGACCAAGCCGTGGCGGCGAATCCGTGGGCCGTAAATCACGCGCTGGGCCGACAATTCGTAAGCGTCGAAATAATCGACACGTCGGCGTCCCCGCCGAAAAACGTGGACCCGAGCGCTTACACCGTGGAGTATGACGACGAGGACAACTGCACTATCACTTTTGTCACGGGAGCCACCAGTGGAAAAGCCATTGTTTCTTGACCGGCTACCGATCAAGCTCAACGTCGAAATAATCGAGTATCGGCAGGGTGGCGTGATCCCGCAAAAGGTATGGCGCAAGAAAAACGTCGTCGTCAATGTCGGGCGTGAGCAAATCGGTCTGATGCTCGCCACAGGAATTTCAAACCAGATCACGGAAATCGCCTGGGGGGACGGCGGACACGACGTCGGGGACCCCTCGCAGTACACGCCGGCGTCCTTGACCGATACGGCCTTGGTCAACGAGATTTTCCGGAAGGCCATAACAAGCGTTACGGCTCCGTCTCAGACGTCCGTAAGATTTACGGGACTCCTGGAATCCTCCGACATTGTAGGTCAAGGAATCTCAGAAATGGGCTTGTTTCACGATGCTGGGGAGATGTTCGCGCGGCTGGCTTTCCCACTGATATACAAGGGGCCTGTGCCGTTGGAATTTCGCTGGACGATAGAGATATAAGGAGCTGAGACGATGGGAGTACCTCCTCCGAATGGCGACCTGGACGTCAATGGCCTTACAGCCGTAAGATTTTACGACGTTCATGATCCTGTTTATGCTGACGTGGACAACCGTCCCCTCTCCGACCTTCGTCAGCGCGACGTCGAAGTGCAAACGATAGCGGAAGGGGCCGCCTCCGCGGCCGCAACCGTAGCCTCTGGACTGTCCACGCTGGCCGATAAAGTCGGTGAAGACACGACCACCCCCAAAGGGACCCCCCCTTCCGGGCCGCCGACGTACCGAGCAACTCCTTACACGGTGGCGAACGGAGACGATCACACAACCGCGATCGGGAAAGTAGACTTGAAGCAGGAGCTTCAGGACGTCGACATAGCCGCGCTTCAAGCGGCTGTGGTTGCCTCCTCCGTGCCGGCCGGCACGGTCCTGTTCATCGACGCCGACACGCCCCCGTCCGGTTATCTGGAGGCGAACGGGGCCTCGGTTTCGCCGACGACCTATTATGCTCTCGCCGCGGCTCTCGCCGGAAGACATGGATTTTTCGATACGAACGCGGTTGCCGTGGATTATACGACGGACACCTTCACGTTTGCCTCGCACGGGCTGGTAGACGACGACGTAATTTTTTTGTCGGCAACGGCCATGCCAACAGGGTTAAGCGCAGGAGTCCCTTACTTTATCGTTAACGCCTCCCTGACCACCTTTCAGGTTTCCCTCACAGAGGGGGGGAGCCCGGTCGATTTTTCCGACAATGGGACTGCAGTCAACTTTCACACACTGCTTTACCTGCCAGATCTCCGGGCCGAATTTATTCGTGGATGGGACAATGGGCGTGGGGTGGATTCCGGGCGCGTTTTAGGGTCGTTCCAGGCTGACCTGCTTAAGTCACATGCCCACTCTGTGACCTATGCTTCTGGAGGCTTTTGGGTCGAAAGCGGAAATGACATCCCTTGGGGTGGCAGTTCGACCGGATCTACTGGTGGGGTCGAAACCAGACCGCGAAACGTGGCTTTGCTCCCCGTAATTAAGATTTAAAGGAGGGCCGAGGAGTGACACAGTTATTCAACAAGGCCTTTCCAGCTTTTAAGCAGGGGATCACGTCCGAAGAGTTTCGAAACATCTTCGCGTCTTTGGTATCACACCACGCGGGCCCCTCTCCGCCAGGAGGCACGATTGACACCGATCCTGAAGGTGGGTGGTTGTGGTACAAGGACGACACCGACGAGTGGTTTTATTATCGGGCTCCCACCGCCTCGTGGGTGGCATGGACAATCGGCGGAGGGGGTGGGGAATCCGTCTTAGGGCCGATGCGCCTGGCGCATTTTGGCGCCTTCCCTCAGTCGACGGTGCGCGACTTGTACGACGCGGAGGGTGCCTACTCTGGAGTTGAGATGCCCAGCCTGGGGTCGGTAATCGCTGTTGTGCTTAAAACCACAAACCCACGGACGGCGGGGTCCCTGTCGGCACGGCTGACGAAAAACGGTAGCCCATTAGCTGCTGGTGGGCTCGACGTCGCTTTGAATGCGACGAACCCAACGAGAGCGGCCGCGATCGTCTTACCCAATACGGCACCGTATACGTTTGTCGCCTGGGATACAATTGGCGTGAGGCTCACGAGCGACGGGGTTTGGCTTCCAAACACGGGACTGGAGAAATTGATAACTTTCGATTTCTTTGCGAGCCTGACGTAATCGAGGAGGGAATATTTTGGCAAGCAAAATAGCAAAAGTGTCGAGTGGTCGAAGAGCCTTTGCGGAGCTGTCCCCCTCGGATTTTACGGACCTTACGCGCTCGACGATGCTTGTTTCTGCTGCGAGTGAGTCGGCATTTGAGACCGCTATAGGGCGCTCGGCCCAGGAGAAAGACGAATATTGGAATTCAGCGGCGAAGGTCAGAGGCTGGCATGACGGCACCCAATGGAATTACGAAGAACGAAGCTATATCCGCAGAGATGGGGCGGCTGGGTTCACACGAACTTCGACTTCGACATTCACAGTAACGGATAATTCCGACAATCAGGGTATCTTCAAACCTGGCTTACCTCTCGCCTACAGGACATCCGCAGGGTCAGGGGCCTTTTCCTACGGCATCATCAAGTCTTATTCTTCCGGGACCGTGACCATAATGGGTGTAGCCCTGCCGTCTACTGTCGGTGAGCTTCGAGTAGGGCCCTCGCATAAGGTCGTGCAAGTCTCGTTACAGGTGGCTGGAGAGCTTGCCGTTGGTGACGACCAACTTAAAACTGTCATGGCTACAGCCTTCCGTTGGTTATTGGCCTCTGGGTATCTGGTAGGGGTCCGGGCCTGGGTAGAAACAGCGGCTGCTGGTGCCAACCTGCTTATCCAACTTGGTATAGGGGCTGCTGGACAAGACCTGCTATCTTCGCAACTTTCTCTAGGACAGGCCACAACCGAGGTAGACAGCGGAGTCACCATCTCTAACACTTATTACAACGTAGATTTCTTAGACAAGGTTTTTCTTAATGTAGATCAGGTGGGGAGCACGACTGCTGGCGAAGATCTAACCGTTGAACTTATCAGCGTCTTGCCAGAGCTTGGGTCTATGCCTGGAACGCCGATGGAGGCAGACACCTACCCACACGTTGTTACTTGCTTCCAAGATGAGGCCGTGGCAGAAGTAGGGACGCTTGCCGTTGCATCTAACAATGACTCTTATTACGAGTATTCCGTCTGGAATGATAGTGCCAACGACCTTGATGAGCGAAGTCACGAGATCCTCCTACGAGCAGGCTCATGGACAATCTATGTTATGGGAAAGACTTTTACTTCGCGACCCTATGTGGATATAATGCTGGATTCTACTGTCAAGGGTACTCAGGACTGGTATGGTGGCGATGCTAACAACGTAGTAAAAACAACTTCGTTCACTGTGTCAAAGTCCAACAGGTACAAACTGCGTCTGAAAATCAACGGGAACAACCCCTCAAGCAGTGGTTACATATTTTTCGCCACCAA